GAGGTAGAAGAAGGTCTGCCAGGCCTTGCTGGTCAACTCGACCAAGCGCTGGCGAGCCTCCGTCTCCGGCGGTCGAGTGCGTTGGGTGGACCCACCCAGCTCGACGTCCAACAACCAGCCGTACAGCGCTGCGACGCCACCGCTGGCCAGCTCACGGGCAATCGCTTTCTGCCGCTCGGGCGGCAACGTCTCCAGCGGCCACATCACCAACATTCGCCGGTCGCTCTCGCTGATCGGCCAGGGCATGATTTCGTTGCTCAAGAAGACCGAGTTCATGTGGTTGGCTTCTTCCCAGCCGTTGATGAACTTCGACTCCATGCGCACCGTCTTGCCGGTGATCATGTGCTTGATCTTGCCCACCTGGTTGTAGCGCTGGTCGCGGCTGACAACCTCTTCGAACACTGCCCACAGCTTGCCGCTCTGCCAGGCGTTGAAGTTGCCTTCGAGTTGGGTCTGGCCGACCGTTGCGCCGTACCGGCCGTAGAGCTCGCCCATGATGTCCGCGAACAGCAAGCTCTTGCCTGAACCTTCCATCGTGGAGTGGAACAACACTGCGGTATCCATCTTCGCGCCCATATGCTGCAACGGGTAGGCCAGCCACTTGACCAGCCAGTCCAGGGCCACCGTGTCGTGGTTGCACAGGAACGAAATCAGCCAGCGCAAGTTCTCGCAGGCAGCGTCATCGCGCACCGGCTCAAGCGGCAAGCCCTCAAAAGTGTTGATGTAGACCGCTGGGTCCTTTGTCATCGTCGGGTCGAATACGATGTGGTCGACGTCAACCACCCGGCGATTCGGACTGTTCAGCCAAAGCTGGTACGCATCACCCAAGGCCATCTTCACGCTGCCTTCGGGCAGGCGCCGCTTCTTCTCACGGTCCCAGGCTTCCTTGGTACCGTCGATGTACACATAGCGGTCGAGCGGAGCGAGGTTCATCGCCCCGCCCTTCTTGCTCGACATCTTGCGGGCCTGCTCAAGTTCCTTGACCTGCTCGGAAGAGACCAGCTTCTTGTCGGTGCTCTCCATCCACTGCTTTGCAAGAGGTTTGCCGACCAGGGCTTCGAAGCCGGTTCGCTTCATCGACTGCCCCTTGTCCATGTCCCACACATTCGTGGTGCCCTCGACCAGGGCGAACCGGCGCTTGGCGCTTTTCAGGACCAGCCCCTCTCCCCCCTGCCCCCCGTCGGCCGAGGAGGCGCCCGTGCTGAAATCACCTTGTCGGCCTTCCACATCGGCAGCCTCATCGGGGGCAGCACCCGCCGCGCCCTGTTCGGCCTGCTCGACCACAGATGGGGCTCGGGGAAGTTCGCCCAATGGCGGCGGAGTCGGCGGGCGTGGCTTGGCGTCAATGCCCAGGATCTGCGCGGCAGCTCGGGTTGCTGCCCGCTGGTCACCGTTGTGCATCAGGATGCAGAACACATCAAACGCATCGTTCTTGTGTCCGTTTGAAAGCGGGTCAGAGGTATGGTGCGAGTACAGCTTCTTGTCGTCAGTGATCGTCACTCCTGGCAGGCCGGAACTGCTCTGCGGGCACAACCACTTGCTGCCCACCCGCTTGTAACCATGCGCCTCGATCATCGTGGCGATGTCGTGGATGCGGTTGAACTCAGGGATCACCTCAGGCAAAGGATCTCCAGAGCGCGCTGCTGGAGGGCGAGGGGCAGCAACTGGTCGACTCTCCGGAACGGCCGGCTGTGGCCTCCAAGGGCACAATGCTTCACCAGTTGGTTTGAATTCCTCCCAACCTTGCCAGATTGCCAGCAGCTCCCCAGGCAGATCTGGCAAACCGTTAGCGTCCGGCGCCTTCCGCCAGCTGTACGGCTTGCCAGTCCCCGGGTGGATTGACGGAGGTAATACGTCCTGCACTAAACCAGCGCGAAGCTCGAACACAGTGAGCTTTTTGAATGGCTCAGCAGCCATGCGCAGTGCTGCCTCCCTGACTTCATCTTTTGCATCAACTGCAGCCCTTACCTGAGCCATCAGCCCCTTGTGAATAATGCCGTCGGGGTCATTCTTGTTCGGCCAAACCAGCGCATGCTTCTTCAGTTCTACGCCATCTGGAACGCGGAACATGATGCGGAATCGTGCGGGATTGCCCACAGAGGTAGGGTATGACTCCGCTAGCGCATCAACGTCGATGCCATGCGTCTGCTGCAGCACCAGTCGCGTGAACTCAACGTCATCAACATCAAGGGAGCAGACACGGCTCGGACCGAGCACAACGCCTAGGTTGTGCCTCGGATTTGCGGTCCAAAACTGCTCGGCGCTTGCGACATCAGTGAAATAGCCGCCGGGCTTATTCCAGCCTTCTTGCGTCGGCCCCTTCGTGCCTGGCTCCATGGGAACCAAGGCGAGGTTGAAGGTTTGAATGTAACGCCGCGCCCAATCAGCTGTGGTAGGAGTTGGGCGCTCGCTCATCTGCGGCGCTCCCTTAGTTCCTGGCAACTGGTGCAAGTTTCGCAACCCGCCACGAGCTGCTGCCGCTTCACCGGGATCGGCTCGTCGCAGTCCTCGCAGAACTGCGCGCTGGGCTTCGTCACCGGGCGGAGACGACGCTGAAGGGACACCTGCAGGTGGTAATCGGCTTGGTCATTGGCAACATCTACCACATCAGCCATGGGAGCTTTCCTCCATGGCTTGGCGGGCACCCGCCATGATGGCCAGCACTTGGCGGATAACATCCATGCCGCGTTGCTCAAGGTCGACCACCTCGACAGGGGTCCAAACATTGTCTGCGGCCCCGTCATGCAGACTGCCAACGAACTCGCTGGATTCCTCAAGAAGTTTCGCGACCGCCTGCAGCGCTGCGTTAGTCGCAGGGACGGGCTCAGGGCGGTACCAGACAGCACCGGCCGGACGCACCAGGGCATCAAGCAGGCGCGGGCTCGCGGTCAGTTGAACGATCTCTTCCAACTCATCGGGGGTGGGCCAGCGGCGTTCTTCGTTGTGGTTAAGCTTCTTCTGAAGCGTATCCACATCGAGCCCCATGTCGAAGGCCAGCCTGGTCATTCCGCCATAATAGTCTCGACCTGCGCGATAGAGCGCCTGCCGCAGGGTGAGCACCGGGCCAGCGCCCGGCAAAAGATCAATGCGACTCATAACCGTAAAACCTCGATTTACGGTGTAGTCACAGGATCAGGTAAGACCTATCCTACAACCACGACCGATGTACTGTGCTGTGCGTCGTCGTCGCTGGACTGGGGAGGTGAGAGGCCCCGGTCCAGCACCTTAATTTCTGGTGTTTCTCAAATACGCCCAATCGATATCAGGCCGCATCTCTTCACAGCGGATAGCTCCGCCTGTTTCTCGGTCCAGGCTCACAGCCAACCCGGCGCTTGCTCGCCGGTTTCCGTAAGCCACCTGCTTCAACTGGCCAGCAGACGTCCCGCAGCAGCGGGCAAAGGCTGCCACCCCTTCCTTGTCCATCGTTTTCAGGTACTCGCTAAGCGTCATAGACACCTCCATGGGTGGCGAGATTAGCAATTGCTAATCAGCAAAACAATAGCATCTTGTAATTTACTGTTTGCTAACGGAAAGCAATCATCACCACATGGATATCAACGAAAGGCGTATCGCCTCCCTCCGCAAGATCATGGGGACCATGAGCCAGAAGGAATTCGCCGAGGCTCATGACCTGGACGCGTCGTACCTGTCGCAACTGTTGAACGGCCATCGGAAGCTGGGGGAAAAGGCTGCGCTCAATCTAGAGCTCAAGATCGGGCTTACTGCAGGGATGCTTACCTCTCCGCCATCGGAGAGCCCCACCCACAAAGCCCCGGACAATGTCGTTCACCTCTCGGCCCGAGCGGCCAAGGACAAGAACTTCATACTGATACCGCACTTGGACATCGCGGCATCAATGGGGCATGGCAAGGCAGCCCCCTATATGCACATTGAAGTGATACGCGACATGACCGTGCACCTCGACTGGTTGAGGATGCAGGGCCTCACGTTCTCGAAAGTCGACAATCTGGCGATCATCTCCGGCAACGGCGACAGCATGACTGGCACGTTTGCGGATGGTGATGCACTTCTGGTCGACCGTGGGATTACAGAGGTCAAAACAGATGCCATCTACGTCTTCACTCTGGACGGCGACCTGTACATAAAGCGCCTCCAGCGGCTCACGGGCGGGCAGCTAAGAATGATTTCGGACAACCCCATTTACCCACCGATAACGATTGATCTGTCCATGATTGATCGGATGCACATTCAGGCCCGGGTCCTGCTCGCCTGGAACGCTAAAAAGCTGTAACCCCCCTCCCCTTTGCAGCTACCGGCCATCAGGCAGGTACTGCCACGCTTAAAATATTTAGCAATTGCTATTGCTGTAAATTTTAGCTTTTGCTAATTTCAGGCCGTGTCACCTCTCACTCAAAGGACACGGACCATGAAATCAGCACAGTACAAAGAGCTAGGCAAAGTCCTGATCCACCCCACCACCTGCAGCAGTCTGCAGAAGGTTTTGGCGTTTCAACGCCGCACGGGGCTACAGGTAGTCATCAACCAATTCGGTACCGCACAGGCCATCCCCGCTCAATGCGCAGGGGGTGCTGTATGAGCGACTACACGCTTTCATTGAAACGCGTGATGCTGCTGCAGAAGACGCTTGAGGAAGGTGGCTTTACTACCTGCCCGCTGCAACGACCGGAAACTACGACAGATGCAGTGATTCAGGTCGAGAACGACCACGAGGTTCATCGCCTTAGCGTGCGTTTCGGGCCATTGCATAGCTCGATCACGCTGAAACGGCGGGATTCAGCGAAGTACTTGGCGCTACGGGACTTCCTGCAAGACGTGGCCAATGGCCGAGCTGACTCTGGGACCGAGTCGCAGGCAGCAGCCGCTATGAGGGAAGCGCTCGAATCCGTGAATACGGTGCTGGAAACCGACCAGGTCGCATACATCACGCCTACTGCAGATAAAGCCCGTCCATTCCGAGTAATCGTGCTGAATGAGCTTGGGGAAATTTGCGCCCACACAAAAGGCCACTGCAAAGACAACCTTGTGGAGGTGGTGCGCGCCCAGCTCAGGCGCCGATACCAGTGGACCGAGGAGCGTTCATGAGGGACACGCTAGCCCAACTGCGCAATCAGTGGACAACCCCCTGCCCCACGCTGACCGCTGTGCGGGAACACTACTTTCCCCACATCAAGACTGATCGCCGGTTCAAGGAGCTCGTCCAGAAGGGCCAGATCCAGCTGAAGCTTAAAAAGCTGCACAACTCGTTAAAGGCGCAGCACGTGATCTATCTGCACGACTTGGCCGAGTACCTCGACCACCAGGCCGACGAAGCAAAATAAGCGACATGAATCAGATGGCCCCGATCATCAGGGGCACCAGCTCGCCGTCCACCTCTCACCTATGCGGCGGCGAGCATTTTGGAGCACAGCACATGCAACCGCATCAGTACGCACTCGCCGCCGGCATAGGCTGGATGGTCACCCTCATCATTCTCCCCTTCCTGATCGCAAAAGCACGCCAGCGCGCCTATGCACACGGCTTCGAGGCCGGCAAAGCCTGCAATGATCAAACCCTCAAACTACAGCTCAAAGATGCCCAAAAGGCCCAGGAAGAGCTGCGCACCGAGCTTCAGCGCACACGACAAGACTGCTCGCAGCAGCTTGAAGCACGAGAGAACAGCATCACCGCATTGAGAGTGATGATCGCTGACCTGAAGGACCGGCTCCTGGACCACGTTGGGCTGGTGGTGACCAAGTCGGACCACACCCAGCTGGTTACCGCCTCCGCTACGATGCGCCTCGCCCAGCGCACATTCCAGGCATTGAAGTCCCAACCTGAGGCAGATCGAGCAGCCGCCCAGGCCGATTCCATCGACGAGTTGGCGAAGCGCATACACGCCCAGCTCCGCAGCACCCCTGACAGCACCGTAAATGGGGAGGCTGCAGCATGACGACCCCAGCTCCCCGTAGCTGCCTCGTTCACGGCCCATCTGGCTGCGGCAAGAGCACCAACGCCCAAGCCATCGCCAAAGCACTTGGCCTGCGCGACGTACTTGATAACTGGACGCCAGGGAAACCCGCTCCGCTGCTCAATACACTGCTCCTGAGCAGTGAGGGTGACCCAAGCTGGCATTTCAAGGGCCGTGCAATGACCTTCGACCACGCGATGCAGATCGCACGCCAGCGGTGGACAGTTAGATGAGCAACGACCAAATTCTTGCCCCCTGCCCGTTCTGCGGCAGCCCTGCGAATCGGATCACGATAGAAGACGACCGCGATCCAAACCATGGCGGCGACGCAATCACCTGCAGCAACTGCGACGCCTGCACCCGCGTTTTGTTCGGTGAAAAGACAGGTCTCCCGGACTTGTGGAATAAACGCGCTGCAACCCCCCACGCTTGGCTCGGCCAGGCCGGGCTGTACCGAACTCGGTTTGACGCCTTGCGCAATTTCGAGCAGTCCATCACCCCGGTCTCTGCCGACGAACTGTTCAACCTTGCCAGCAAGCAGGTGCTGAGCCAGCGCAATAAACCGAACTCGCAGGAACAGGAGGGCAATGCGTGAACACAGCCTTTGTTTTAATGGCGCAGTACAACGGCATGGCGATTATCTCGCTCGAACAGGTCTGCGCTGACTACTTCACGCACCTCACGCCGCTTGTGTTCCAACGCAAGGTGCTGGCCGGGGAAATCAAGCTGCCCATCACCCGACTTGAACCGAGCCAGAAGAGCGCCCGAGGCATACACATTGCCGATCTAGCCCTTTACCTGGACCAGCAGCGGGATGCTGCGCGTAAAGAGTGTGCGCAATTGAATAAGAGGTAACGGGCGGGCTGGTACGAAGATTGCGCCCCATGGTCAGTGTCAGCCGTCCCCAGAGAACATCTGGCTGCATCCGCCCTCTCCACCCAGTCGAACTCACCTTAGCCACTTTACGTCGATGGCCGCCTACGATCGGCGGCTATTGATCCGCTCCCTAAATGGGCTGGATAGGAACGGCCATCCACGCCGTACCTTTCGAGTCGCGGGGTTGTAGTGAAACCGCGAGGCGTAGCCAAGACTAACTAACTGTAGTAGCGTTCTGCCCAAAATTATGGGGCGGATCTGCGGATACGCCTTCGATCCGCTCAACCAGCACCTAGCACGAGAGACTGTCGATGAACGAAGAGCTACAAAAAATCGGTGTCCTAGCCGAGGAGCTTGAAAAGCTGGCAGACAGCTTCAGGAATTTGTTAGCAGATACAAAAGTACATAAAGATCTCCGCGTCGCGTTTGAATCCTTGTTCGCGAATTTGAATAGCCTAGCTTCAGCCTTTACATCTAACGACACAGATGCGATCACTAGCAGCGCAAATACAGCTGCTATTTACGGTGAGGCAATAGGACATCAATCTCTAAAATTAAACAGCACGGATTTTCACGAAGCCGGGCAAAAGATCATGACCAAAGCGGTCGAGCTTCGAAGGGTGGTAGAACAAAGCCCCCTCAACTTGGACACCCTTAAAAAAAGCGAGCTCCGCCCCAACTTTAAGGGCTACACTCTCTTCCCGGGTTCCATCGACAGCGCTGACGCGTCAAGACTTAAGGTGATGATCGAAGAGCAAGAGAAGCACGATCAGCGTGTCAAGAAGCTTCTAAATGAGAACGAACTGAGGATTACTGGCTTAGCGAAGCGTCTTCAAGAGCTTGAGGGAGCTGCACAAGGAGAGATAGATAAAATCTCTTCGGCCTATTCGGATGGTCTTCGGGAAATTGGGGTAAAAAAGACGGAGATAGACGGCATACTGGGGCACGTCTCGGGTAGGGCAATCGCCGGCGACTACGAAAAGAGCGCTGCTGAAGAAAAAAAGATGGCTGACCGACTGCGATTTTGGTCCTTGGTATGCATGGCGGTCATTGCTGGTTGTTTGATCTACACCCTCGTGGGACATTCAACCGATTGGCAGCAGTCCCTATTCCGCATCTCCCTGACTTTTTTGCTATCCGTACCGGCAGCGTATCTGGCAAGGGAGTCCGCAAAGCACCGTGAGCAGCAGTACCAGCACTTGCAGACGTCACTTGACTTGAAAGCTCTGTCACCCTTTGTGGCTTCTCTCCCTGATGAAGAGCAACACAAAATAAAGATCGCAATCGCGTCAAAAATTTTTGCGGGTAGAGATTTTTCCAAAGTCGGTGCTGATCCCTTCCCCATCAATACGCAAGAAATAATCATGGAGTTGCTTAAGAAGGTGGACGTCTCGAAGGCCAAGCCGCAGAAAGCGTCTGAATGACAGGTAGAAATAAGGGGCGTTCTCTAAAGCGCCTTTGTCATTTGTGCTGAGGCAGCCGATGTTAGGATGATTGCGAATCGGTAGCTTCCCCAACTGAACTCCCCCTCCACACTAAGGGCTTCCTGTGCCGACAACATGGATTGAAATAGTCGATACGACAGTGAAAATTGGCTTGGGTGCCGTAGTCACCGGCATTGCAACACTGTTGAACAACAAGTTATCGCATACCAAAAGCGCCGAGAAAGACAGCCTTCAAAGAAGCGTCGCGGTTCTCGAGAGTGTAACCCTGAGCATTGAAGAGATGACCCATACGCTACTCAAACACTGGTCGTTTATCGTAGATGTGGCGAGAAATAGTGAAAAAGGCGTTGAAGCATCGGAGGAAAAGTTGAAGCACATATCGGGTCTGAGATCTGAGGTGTACCACCTATTCAAAGGCTTGACCAATGGTGAGGGCAGATTACTACTCATTGGATGTGTAGATCAACAGAAGAAGCTGCGGAATTACGGATCTATTATCTCCGAATACCATCGCTACACCTCCCCGAATAATGCACTTGCATCCAGTGCAGAGCTGGAGTCCTGGCGGACCAAGATTCTCGATGCTAGAGAGCAGCTCTATTCAGCCTTGAATAAGGCCTACCAAGGCGCGAAGTAGACAAAAAGAAAGGGCTGTCCAAGGCCCTCTCTACATCCATGTATATATGCGCACTTCCCTTTATTGCCCTTGCCCCGTTCATTCCTTGGTCGCCGGTCAGGGTTCGGGTGTTCTGCCTCTCGCCACAGGTAATAAACGGCCAAATTCAGTCGATGCTGAACAGCAGTTATGGGTCAGAAGCGGCCACCCCGCCAGTCGGATAGACCCAAAGCGGTGTTACGCGCAGAGCAGATCATGGCCGCTTCGTGCCGATCAAACCATCCATTGGACAAATCAGGTCCGGTGCAATCGAGTCGTCAAGACAAGTGCAAGTAACGCTCAATTCTGCGCATCCCCCAAACACCTACTCAACCCGGGCGCCTAGGGTGACTGACGCCTGGATGATCCGTTCTAACCAGCTCCACTTCGTATATCGATCGCCACGCCCCCTCAAGTGGGTATACCGCCGTAGCGAGTTCCAGTCACGATGACCGGAAACACTCGAGACGCGCGGGATATCCCAATCCATTTCGAACAACCGGCTCACGCCTTCGTGGCGCAGATCGTGAAAATGCAGGTCCTCCACGCCAACCATCTTGCACGCCCTGGACCAGGCCGTGCCGATCGAGTCGGTGTTGTAAGGGAAGATCTCAGCGCACTGACGCGGCATGCTTTGCACAATCGCCCACGCCTCATCCGGCAGATGGCACCACACATCGTTCCCGATCTTCTGCCCGGGGTTCTTCATGTCCCGCACTTTCACCGCCTGGCGGTGCTCATCAAGATCCTCCCACATGATGCGGGCGATCTCGTCCATACGGCGTGTAGAAAAGATGGCAAACGCCACGACCTTCGGCATGTGAATGACTGTAGGTCGCCGTGCAAGCATCTCGAAAAAATGCTCAAGCACCTTGTCGAGTTCTTCGAGCGTTGGCCGGCGATCCCGCTCACGGCTTTTCATGTTGTAGCCGAGGCGCTTCAGGACAAGGCGTGCGTCGGACATAGCTTGGGAGTTGATCTCGTACTCCCACGCTGCCCTAGCCAGCGACAACACTGAACCCAGGTGAGCCAGATCATTTCCTGCTGTCTGCGGTTTGATACCACCGCCGTCAGCGCTCATGCGCCATAGGGCATAGTCCACCAGCACCTGCTGGCTGATGTCGGAGTCGACCATCTCACCCAGGTAGCTGTTCTTGATGGCGTTCAACGTGCGTCGCTTGGTCTCGCCCAGAGGCCGGGCTTTCTCTGCCTCGACCAGGTAACGGTCGATCATAT